TGCAGAGCCGCCAGTGACCTTGCAATAACAGTAGATTGCTCCCAGATTGCGGATAGCATTAGCCTCACTCTCAGCGCAATCATCAGCATTCAGAGTTTTACCAATCTCTTCACTTAAGAAAGCAGTAACCTCATCTCTGAAGGCTAAAACATCCGTGTCGCTTATGTCTGCTACTGTCAAGCCTAAACGTTTGCGAATTTGATCTGCAGTAACCGAAACCATGAGTTATCCAAGATAGAAAAGCGTTGAAAGAGGCTAAAAAGGAAATCTGAAACTAAAAATTAATTAAAAAACTGTTTAATGAAAGTAAACATTCAGATTTGCTTAAAACTCTCAATTTCCGTCTTATTTTCATGTGGTTATAGGAATGAGCAAGAAAGTGCTTAAACAACTCAGCGAGTTACAGTTGGGTGACTTGATAGAAGTCACTTGGCTCGATGCTTCAAGGGGAAGGTTGGAAACTGTTGAAGAGCTTCGGGAAGCTGGAGTCCCAGGTGCTGAGATAGACTTGCCCGTCATCAGCTACGGTGTTTACATTGGCACTTTTGGAAAAATCGCCAAACACATCGTGCTCGTTGCAAGCCAATGGCTCTTCGCGCAGGGTTATGGGCAGATTGACTGCACAATAATCCCCGTGGGCACGGTTGAGAACATTAACGTTTTAAAGCCTAAGCTGATGGACGCGAAGAACGTTCATGTCTGTCAGCAAGCCTTCATCCACGGAAGAGCAAGACGCTTGATGCGAAGAATAACAATCTTCGGGAATGAACAATGAAAAACCCTATTAGACAAGCATTAACAAAAACCATACGAACGACGCATAAGCGTAAGCCAATAGAGGTTAAAGTAGCTCCAAGCGAAAGGTTACTTTACGCGGTCTATTTCAGCTTGGGCATGGTTGGATGCTTAACGGTGCTGGAAGCTGTGCATCTTGTTGTTTTGGGTAAATGGAACCCTGAAATTTTTACGGTAATTTCAGGCCTCGTAGGCAATATAACGGGAATATTCCTAACTCAAAAGGCGTGAAATTAATGGAAAAACAGCGAAAAACTGTTGAAAACAATGAAAACAACATTAATTTCAACATTGAAAAACTAGAGGGGGTAGGCTTGCTTTCCGCGAGAATAGCTAAAGTGGCTAGGCGTTTTGAGGTTGACACGGAGAAGGTGAGGGCTCGGCTGATTTGGGAGTTTGAAAAACTTGTTAAATACTGCCTGAAAAGGGCTAGAGCCCCTAAAGAAGCTGAAGACGGCACGCCTTCTGCGGGTCGATTGAGCAAGGCTGAGTTGAAGGATAGACGTGAATGGGCGAGGGCTGCAGCATACATTGGACAAGTCATCAACAGCATCAGCAAAGAATACGACTCCGGCAAAATCATGGCACAGCTTGATGAGCTGAGGCAGATGGTGGAGAAGCTTGAGCGTAAAGAAAGAGATAGAGAGGCTCAAGAAAAAAATTGACAGCCTAGAAAACGCCTCAGAAGAAATAACGATACCAGAAGACCCCGTTGAATTTTTCATAAAAATCCTGCATAAAACCCCCTACACATACCAAGCTGATTTTCTACGCGACAAATCACCGCTGAAAGTTTTGAGATGGTGTAGACGTGCAGGAAAAACGACGGTGATGAGCGGCTCTGACGTACATTTCGCTGCGCTTCATCCAAACTCACGTATTATCGTGACCATGCCAAAGTTTCAGCAGATCAAAGAAATTTACTTCCAAGGCGAAGGCGGACTGCACAGTCACTTAGCAAATATGGATAAAGACGTTTACGAGAGGCTAATCTACGATGAGTTACAAACTATAATCCGATTCCGAAATGGCTCAGTCATACTAGCCGAAACTCCTGAACCTTTTACGATTCGTGGGCACGGACCCAGCAAAATTTCGGCGGATGAATTTTGCTTCATCCGAAAAGATAAGGATCTGTGGCTTAGTGCTCTTCTGCCAATGACTTTGACACGAACAGTTTACATCAACGTTGCCAGCACGCCTTGGAACAAGGACAGCGTTTACTACGACATGTGCTTCAACAAGAACTTCAAGATTTTCAGCGGCAACGTGTATGAGCGTGATCCTCCACGGTATTTGCGTACATGGAAGGATGTGCTAAAGCCGAATGGACCGTTGGACCCTGCGCAAGTTGAAATCATGAGGGAGCAGTATGCTGGAGACCCATGGCGTTGGAAAAGGGAAATGGAATGTGCTTTCGTGGACGATGAAACTGCTTTTCTGCCGTCAAGCCTGATAATCAAATGTCAAAACGAGGAGTTGGAGTTTGCAAGGTTTGAAGATAATCTTACTGGAAACTTTTTCGTAGGCTGGGATTTGGGTCGTGAAAGGGACCCAGCAGCTGTAGCCGTAATCGATTTGCAAGCTGATGTCCGCAGGCTTGTTCATTGCGTGCAGTTTCCTCTTAAAACTCCGCACATCACGGTTATGGCTTACATCAAAAGCATATGCGACCGATGGAAAAGAGTTCACGCTGTCTACTACGACCACACGGGCACCATGGGCATGGACGAACAGATTGAGAAAGCTGGCTTTCCAGGTTTGTGCGGCGTAGACTTTACTAAGCCGACTAAACACGCTATGGCAACGGCTTTGAAACAGTTGATGATGACCAGCCGAAAAGAAGATGAGCGTTTACCGCCTCCAGAGGCGAGGAGGCAGTTTGAGCTGCCATTCGACAAGGATGTGCAAGCCGAGTTAAACGTGGAGCAGTGGGAGCAGACTGCAGGCAGTGAGATATACACTTTCAGTCACCCGGAAGGGAGTCACGACGACCGCTTCTGGGCAATATGCTTAGCTGTGATGGCAACGTTGAAAACAGAACCACAAAAACCACCAGCCTTCACATTCGGCTAATATTGTTAGTCAGCTAATAACGCGCGCGCTAAGGTTGCGGCCCTAGAGCTGAATCACATCGGCCCTTTTCCGGGATTCTTGGCAAATCATGAACCTTCTTTTTTTCGCATGCCATACGTGCTTTGGAAAGTCTTAAGATAATTACATTCGTAACTAGATTACGTGGTGACCCATTTGCGCATTGGAGAATGGAGAAAGAAACCTGGAGAATCTGCCAGAGAAAGGAAGATCACTTATCAAGAGCTTTTGGAAACATGTGAGGACTTTGAACAAGATGAGGAGGCTTATAATGAAGCTTGGTTGATAGCCAGAAAATTCGTCGACTGGAAAAATCTGGATAGTCTCTCACTGGATGATATTGAAAACAAAGTTATTCTTTTTCTGAATAGATGGGCATGCCACTTGCCAAAGGACAGAAGACTTTTCACTAAGCTGAAAGATGTCTTTCGACAAAATACTCCGTTTCTGAAAGCTCTGGAGGGCGAAGCTATACAAGACTTTAATCTTGAAAAGAAGAAAGAAGTCGAAGAGAAGGAACACAAGAATTCTGAGGTTCTGCTTAAGGTTTTTCGAAACTTCTCTTTGATTGGATGCAATTTTAGGGAAGTAGCCGCTTCAAAAGTGCTTCACATGATAAACCCTAGCTTGTTCGTCATGTGGGATAACGCTATTTGCGAGGCATATGGCGTAAAGAAGAGTCCGAGCGAATACGTTCATGATTTCATCCCACTGATGAAAAGGAAGGCCAATGAAATCATCGAATCCTATATAGCAGATAAGAAATGTGACAGGGAACAAGCTGTCACAACTCTAAACCAGTTTCGACCGCTCAAGACCCTGGCGAAAATGCTGGACGAATACAACTACATGAAGTATACAAGAGGATTATAAGGGCAATCTGTAGCGCATACTGAGTCATTCAAGGAATATGGTGCTAGCATCGTCCTCGGCTTTACCAGTAAACTTGAATTCTCTCGTTTCAGAAACCGTATTCTTCTCAGAGTCCTCTGCCTTGACAGTTATGACCACGCTATGTTCTCTGCCACTCACGATTAGTAGAGAACGAGGATGTACTTGTCCCCACCCAACATGTCTGGGAGACCCCTTCGGAAATGAAAGGTATACAAGATCGCCCTGCCTTAGCTTCTCGAAAACACTACCACAAGTCTCCTTATTTTCATCAATCCATTCGTAATCGACTTTGCTTGCATGGTCCTTATGTATGTCCTCAATATCTACTCTCCCTTCGTTTCCATTTTTCTTTACATTGTCCATCATAGTTGGTTCCAGCACTTCCACATAATAACCCATCACACGTGCTACTCCGATTTCGGCTGTGAGGTTATAGGCTATCTTCGTTCCTTTGTTAGTGACTTCAACCTCCCCCATGTAGCCCTTAACATCTTCATATCCGTCAATTCCTGTGTACCAATAAGGAGTCAGCATTATACCCCTTATTTTCAGAGAGACAGCCCCCTTTCTTCTTTTCACTTCCATTTCAACCGCAAGAATAATTGTGGCAGTTCCGATCGATGTCGCAGCCAAAGGCCCAGCCTCTGGCCAAGGCAGTTTCGCAAGGATCCCCAAGGAGATGAACAATAGTGCCAACACAACGCCAGTTGTTCCAATTGCTATTTCTGCTTTCAATTGACGCTCTCCTATGTTATTCTATGGCATGTGTTTTATATACTACTTCTCTCAATCAGAGCGTACGCTAGTTTTAAATAAAGATGGTTAGGTTCTTTTCTGTTCGAGTTCAAAGATTGACGAATCAAGCAAATCATAAGCTATCAACAAATCATCCTCCAACTGAATCTTACGTTCGATTGAGTCAGGTATTTTCCTGACAAGCTCAGAAATACACTCTAATTTTCGTCGCAGCTCAAGAAGATCATTGAGGGATGCCTTAGTTTTCGTTCTCTCTATTCTTTGCAACATGTCAGATAACATGCTAGCAGGTACGTCTGTCGCAAATTCTTCAGCTCTAGCGATGTACCTCCTATTTTTCATATCTTCTTTTCTTAGACTAAGCGTAGTGATGGGTGTCTTTCCACAAAGATATTCCATCTCTTTGAAAACAATGTCTTCAAAACCGCCTGCGCAGAAAAAGGCCACTTTCTTAAGTTTTTCTTTGTTGTTGTGAATGTAAGTCCTTATTGCACTGGAAATCGTGTTGTTCAATGCCGGGGTGCCGATGAATACGACTTCATAGAGAGTAGGATTCTTTTCGATCTTCCCTATTTCGGTCAATTTCCTCTGAAATGCATCTTTCCCCATATTCTTCAAGTCAATAATCTCTTCAATATCACACCTTAACCTTGAGGAGATAACTCGGGCGACTTTTCTTGTCATCCCGGTTCTCGAGTAATATACTACAAGTAGTCGCATTCCTACATCTCTTTGCATCGGATAGCACACGATAGATTAGTGCTGCTGCTTGATACAAGGGCCTATTTCGCGCAAACGCTACTCAGAAGGTGGAACCTTCTCCTCTTCCTTTTCTGCTCCAATTAGAGGTATTTTCCCTTTTTTCTTCGACTTAATCGTCCTCAGTTGTTCATCTCTCTTTTTTAGTACTTCGTTAACTTTCTTTGATTCTTTATCCACCTTCTTCTGAAGGTGCTTGAATTGCGAAAATCTTGACTCCGTTAGTCTTCTAAGATCATCTATCATTTTAAGATGCTCAAACTCTCTGCCGCAAGATGCTTCGTGCTTTAGCCAAGCAAAGATCATCGCAATTTCACCCCACCTGGGATCTCTCTTGTCAAAAACCTTGTCAAATCTTTCATGAAAGGTTTGCTCGATCATTCTGGCCATGAACATGTCACCCAAGATTTATTGAGTTGATCTGTAGTGTTCTTGTTTCCTTTAGTCGTATTTAACAATGTGTTCATAGTATTCTCAACTGAGTCCAGTTCATGCTAGAACATCAAGGAGGTCCGGATGTTGAAGAGCGTTCTACAAGCTTGGACAAATAACAACCGTGACTCTGAGTTTCTTTGTTGGCAGTTTTTCAAGATCGGTTTTAAGACCTTTCGGATTACTGATGATCAGGTCTGGATCATAGACAAAGCAGACGAGAGTTTCAACGTCTGGATATTCATCGTATCTTGCAATATCGACAATAAGTTGCGGATCGATTTGCTTCTCCGTCAAATTATCACCAGTCTTCTTTACTTCGACGAGGACTTTCTCTTTCTTCAAGATCAGGTCTATTTTTGATGCCCCACCAGCGTAGCTAGGAGTCCATTCCTCACTTCTAATGTCATCGAGTCCAGTCTCAGAATAGCATGTAACGTGCGCGGCGATCACCATTTGCAATATTCTTAAATCTTTAGAGCATAAACTCTAACAAGGGATGCATAGGCATGGTTGAGCACGAACCTAGGGATCGTTTTGATCCATTTATTAAAGCCTCCTTCGAGATCAGAGGACCGTTGTTCGTAGTTTTGCTCGTTCAGAATGTTGGTAAAATGGCGGCGATAGATGTCAAATTGGAAATTTCACTTGAACCTGGGGACTTTAAAAAAGCTGTCCTTTTTCCTTTGCTAATGCCCAGTCAAAAGGTTCGGTTTATGCTACCTGAGGGCAACATAAAGGTTTTAGCCGACAAATTCACGACATTGAAGCTAAAAGGCGAATGCAAAAGTGTCTCTGGAAAGAATATCACAATAAACGACACAGTTGATGTCAAAAGCGTCTTAGAAAGTTGGATTGAAAGCAAAATTCTTTTAGAAGAAACCATTGAGAATCGTATCAGTCAAGTTGCAGATAGGATTGAAAGATTAGAACGCTCTGTTGAAAGAATGCTATCAATGACTGGGGGAGTTTTGGCCAAGACTCCTGAAGACGAGAAAAAAGAGCTTGAAGAAATGAAAAGACGTTATGAGGAGCGCGCGAGCAAGGAAAAAAAACCTTCTGAAACCAGTTAATCGGAGTCTTCATAGTGTATATCGAAGACTTGGAAATTGTCAAGACTTTACAATCATTATCAGAAGGGGATCTAAGGAAACTAATCCGTGCTTTTTTTGCCAAGCATATCTCTCGAAATAATGTGCAACCGTTACACGGGACAGGAGAACATGGGAAAGACGCCGTGGCTGTAATTGACAAGGACCAACTAGGAAGAACACAAATCTTGATTATTCAAGTCAAGAAAGGGGATATATCCCAATCTGATTGGAGAAATGAAATCGCTGGGCAAATGATAGAAGCACTGAACACACAGGAAACTCAATTCCCCCGAGGGACTTCCAGGGATAATCCAAGGCGTCTTCTGTTGTTTCTAAGTGGTGAATTGAAACCGGAAGCTTTTGAGGCCATAAGTTCTTGGAATCGAAGTCAACCAATACCTGTAGAGGTTTTTAACATTTTTGACATCAGTGGCTTGCTTAGAAGTTATGGTGTAAAACCTTCGGATTTTGGAGATTTGCTTGAACTAGCGAGAACTCTCAATCTTTGAGTGATAGCGCGCCTATGTGAAGTCCCTTTATTTATCTTTTCCTTTTCATTTTTCTTCTTCACTTTCTTTCCTTTTTTCCTCGCTAACGTTGAAGGGCACGCGCCTATTCGCATCCAGACTGCGCGTGCACCATCGCACTATCGATTGCCCCTAGCTAGTATACAAAAAAAGACGTAGCGCATTGCGCATGGCATCAGGTGCCAAGGCTAGGTTCGTTCAAGCGCCGATTTCAAGCTATTGTCAAATGTGAATACCTTTGAGCACACTCTAAACATGTTTGGGGGGAAGTATATGCATAGGGATAAAGGTATGTGTAGCTGGTAAAGATTGACTATTCTTCCTATCGAATGTAGAAGTGCTTCATAGTTGGCAGATGCTTTCCTTGCCAGCGAGGCGACATCTTCCCTTGTTATGCAAGTTTGGCTAGGAAACGCGTCATAGAGTAACTTCATGGTTCTAACATCCTCCGCGATGATTTTTCTGTTGCTTGCGGTGGAAGAAAAATGGTAAAGCCTTAGCGGCCCTTTTTCTTTGTAGCTGCGTTCAATAGAGTAGACTTTGAAATAGGGAAGGAAACTGTTTTTCAAACGAGCCAGCTTCCCTTCTTCTTTATCCATCTCGTCTCTTGTATTCTTAGATTCTCCGAATAGGATACCGTATTCCGAAGTCAAGAATCTCGAAACGTTGTAGATGGCAATTTCTGTGGCGAGCGCTGGGTAACATTCGAAAGTGGCAAACAAGTCTGTTCTTTTGACTATATCTTGTGGAATCTGCCCTGCAGAATAGCTGTAAGCCTCAAAGCCAGAATTGATGGCGTTCTGCACCCATTCTTCTAGCGGATCTGTGAAAATCACTTTCATCCCAAGATTTCTTAAGCACTTGGCAAATTGGCCCGTGTAGCCGCCAAAGATCGTTACTCTCGTGTGAAGTGTTGGAATGTGAAGCTTGTATAGCAGGCTCTTGATTGTGCTTTCTTCAAAAGACATTTCCAATTGGCTGTAGTGCCTTAATGGATGTCTATCGAACCTTCCACGTTTTTCCAAGTATTCAGTAACCATTTCTAAGGAGAATTGCATTTTTTCTATTCTTTCTGAATCGTCGATGATCGGATCACACATGTTGTCAAGTTCGTCATATCCCAATCTTTGCGCCTGATTACAATGAGCGAGAATGGTTTCTTAAATCTAGCGCGAAGTTAGCGCGCACGTTGTGTGTCAATGATCCTAAATTCGCTTGCGGGTTGGCTTGTGTCTGTGACGTTGCTTCGGCTACGAATGGTGATGTGTCTTTGGCTAGGGGAAGCACCGTTAGAGGGCGAGAGCGACTCTGTCACACTTGAAAAACGGAATTTAGGAACAGGCATGCGCGCGCTAATATGCCTAGCCATAACAGCAACCATGAAACAACAGCCACGAAAACCGCCAGCATTCACTTTCGGATGAGATTAGCTGACATGTTCTTTATTTCCTGAATGTGCTCTGCGATTTTTCGTCCAGCCGGCGAAAGCCTATTTACTCGCCTAGGCGGTTTAAACTCGCTTTCAATCAAGCCTTCTATGGATAGCTGATTAATCACGTTGCTGCAGTGCTGTTCTGTTATGCCCACACGCTTGGCTATGTAGCTGTTTTGTAAAGGCCCATACTTCAGTAACGTAAGCAGAATCCTCTGCTGAACAGTTAAGAAC